TTCATGGTGCAGGTATTTAATAAGTTATATTCCGGAAATTTAGACATATCAGTAAAGAGTTGGTCTGCTCCTACCGTCCTTGGCGACGAAGTCGGAAGAATGTTAGCTGCTGACCTTTCTTTTTCAATCCTAACCAGTTGGAGTTAATATGCCACACGACGAAGAGACTTTGGCTTTCTTGAAGAAGATAGGTCAAATTGTAGACGAACCTAAGACAACCGCTAAGACAACAGAGAAGGAAGAAAACTAATGTCAGTAATTCTAAATAATGGCGTTGGCGTAAAGATTAACAGCGTTGATCTTAGCGACCACGTAAAGAGCATTACTCTTAACCGTACATTCGACGAACTAGAAGTAACCGCTATGGGCGATTCTTCACACCGCTTTACAAAGGGTCTAGAAGCCTCAACTCTAACTCTTTCATTCCTATCAGATACTGCTGCTGCTTCAGTTAACGCAACTCTTCAAGCTGCATGGGGTACAACAGTAGCCTTCTCGCTACTTCAAACAAAGGGAACTGCCGTATCTGCTACTAACCCTCTTTACACCGGTTCAATCTTGGTAAACAAGACCACCGATCTAAACGGCGCAGTAGGCGATATTGCAACCCAAGACATTACCTTTACGGTAAACTCCGTAGTAACAGTAGCCTCTACAGGCTCATTCTAAAGGAGTAACAATGGCTAAACTTAAAATTACAAGGGCTTCGGGCGAGGTAACTGAACACCAGATTACTCCCGTAATTGAGTACGCCTTCGAGATTTACGCTAAGAAAGGCTTTCACAAAGCATTCTTAGAAGATCAAAAGCAGACCGATATTTATTGGCTTGCTTGGGAATGTCTGCGTCGAAGTGGGGAAACAGTTCCTACTTTCGGCGCGACTTTCCTAGAAACTCTTGGGAATGTCGAAGTTCTAGGAGATGACTCCCCAAACGCATAGAGCGGGATTCTTTTCTTTATGTATTAGCCAGTCTAAGCATAAGGACTCATATCCCGCCTAAAGAGTTCCTAGAAATGGAAGCAGACCTCTTTAGAGCCTTCCTTCAGGTTCTTAAAGACGATAACGAAAGGATAGAGAGTGCCAACCGCAACCGTCGGATTAGATAAGACTCTCAAAGCCCTTCGTGAGTTTTCGCCTGATCTCTATAAGGAATTAACTAAAGAGATCACTAAAGGATTAAAGGAAGTTGTCGCTAGTTCCAAAGCCGACGTTCCTGATAAGATCGTAGGTCTTTCGTCATGGCAGAAACAATCTTCCAGAGAAACCGGTCGGCGACAGTTCCCACGCTTTAATCCAGTCGAGGCTAAACGTGGTATCGGTTATTCTATTGGTAAACAAAAAACTAATAAAAACGGCTGGGCTGGTCGTTATGTAGTCTTTAACTCTTCGCCTTCTGGAATGGTAATGGAAACTGCCGGACGTGTTAACCGCGAAGGTAATCCAGATAAAAGAAATAGCGCGCACTTTATTAACGCTATTAACTCTCGCCTTCCAATGTTTAACTTACAAAACGGTAAAGAAGGTCGCATTATTTACAAAGAAGTATCCAAGCGACAAAACCGATTAAAGTCTTTAACAATTAACAGTATTAACCAAGCCGTCTCAAAGGCTAACCAAAGGATAGCAAATGGCAATTAAAGGCATTCAAGTACCGATTATCTCTACCTTCAATGGTAAGGGTACAAAAGACGCTGCCAAATCTCTTGGGTCCATGGAGACTGCTGCCCAGAAGTTAGGTTCAACTCTTAAGAAGTACCTGGGCGCAGCTGCTATTGAAGAATTTACTCGTCGTTCAGTAGACGCATTCGTTAAAGATCAACAGGCTTTAGCACTATTAGATAAACAATTACTAGCCCTTGGCTTAGGATTCCAAGCCCCAGGAATTAACGACTTTATTGCCAAAATGTCCGAGGCTACTGGAATTATGAAAGAGAATTTAATCCCAGCCTTCGAGACTCTCGCAAGATATACGAAGAACGCTGGAGAGGCTCAAACTCTCTTGCAACTTGCCCTAGATATATCCAAGGGAACAGGTAAAGACCTTTCAGCCGTATCTACCGCTTTGGGTAAGGCTTACGCAGGACAAACTACCGCACTAGGCAGATTAGGCACAGGGTTATCAAAGGCAACTTTGGCTAGTTCTAACTTTGCAACAATTCAAAAAGACTTAACGGATTTGTTCGCCGGTACTGCTGCGACAGCTGCCGATACTTACCAAGGAAAGATCGACAAGTTAAAAGTCGGCTTTCATGAAATGGAAGTTACGATAGGTCAAGGATTAGTCCAAGCCTTTTCTAATCTTTCAGGTTCTAAGGGAAGTATCGAAGGAACTATTACCTTTATGCAGAACTTCGGTTATGCCGTAAGTGGTCTTCTATCTGGCTTTACTATGCTCGTTAATGGAATTGAGTCCGGTTTTGCAAAAATTAGCAGTAACCCTATCTGGCAAGTATTCGATAAAGTAACTGGATTAAGTAAAGCGTTCAAGAATATATTCGGAGATACAACCGCTGCCCTAATTGAACAGGGAAAGATGAATGCTTACGAAGATAAACTTCGTACAAATACAAAATTATTAGAAGAAGCCTATAAGCAAGCCAAGCAAAATAAGATATTAGACGATCAAGCCAACGCAGCAGCAGCTAAGGCAGCAGCAGCAGCCAAGAAGGCAGCGCAAGATAAGTTAGCCTTAGAGAAGGCTTCTGCGACCCTTAAATCTGCTGGCTCAGTCGTAGACGTTCAACAGGCGCAGATCGTAGCTGCTTTAATGTCTACAACAGACCCACAAATAGCCGATAGACTTAAATTACAACAGGCATTATTAAACGGCAACGCGGACGCTGCTGGAGCATTGGCTCAAAAAATATTAGAAGCCCAGAAGGAATTGTTAATTCTCCAGGGTAAAGACCCTTTTTCTAATTTCAATACTCAGCCTGCAATAGATCAAATTAACGATTTAATAAAAAAGTTGAAGGAGTTAGGTAATACCCCAGCCTCAGTCGGATTATCTGGTACTACCGCAGCAGGTACGGCTTATACCAACGGAACTATGCTTGCTTCCGGCGCTATCGCAGGACAAGACGCTCAAGGCTGGGGCGTACTCGCTCCTAGTGCTGGCGCTCCAAGCGTGACTAATAATTATAATATCGGCGGTTCAGTAATCAGCGAACGAGCCTTATCCGACGCAGTAGCGAATAACTCGGCTTCTGGTATTTCACAGAACATTACTAGACTGAATTACAATTTCGGACAATGACCTACCCAATAACGATAGGCGTAGACTTTGACTTCTCCAACGGCGCAGTCTTCGGCTATTCCTTTATTATCGGCGACCCTAAGCATGGTATTTTAGGTCAGAACGTATTAGCCGATTCTGCTACTGAATTAGTCGACATATCTAACCAGGTAGCGAATATATCTATTCAAGGTGGTTATAACCTTCTGCAAGACCAGTTCCAAGTAACCATAGCCAAGATCAGAGTTCTAGACCCTAACGGCGACTGGAACCCTCAGAATACCTCTAGCCCTTACTATGGCAAGTTAGTTCCTAACCGTAAGATGAGAGTCTCTGCTACTTATGCTGGTACGACTCATTATCTATTCTCAGGTTATACGACTGCTTATAATTATTCATACCCTAAAGATCAGAACTTCGGTTATGTAGATATAACCTGCAACGACGGCTTCCGTCTATTCCAACTCTCTAACGTCTCAACAGTAGCGAGCGCCGGAGCAGGGCAAGATACCGGTACTCGTATTAACAAGATTCTAGACCAAGTGGGCTTCCCTAATTCGCTTCGTGAAATAACAACAGGTGGAACTGAGACTATCTGCCAAGCAGACCCAGGTACGGCTAGAACGGCTCTCCAAGCCCTTAAGCAGGTCGAAGCGACCGAGCAAGGCGCGTTCTATATGGACGGCGAAGGAGACGCGGTATTCCGCTCTAGAGCCTATATTCAGGGCAAGTCTGGCAAAAACCCGACCTACTTCTCTAACGTTGGCGACGGTATTTCATACAAGAACCTAACATTCGCCTTAGATGATAAGTTGATTATCAACGACGCAACCTTCGCTAACGTCGGTGGAACAGAACAGCATTACACAAACGTAGCCTCAACGGCTAAATACTTCCCACACTCTTTTAGTTCCAAGGTGCTAGTCGGAGCAACAGACGCAGACGCTTTTAACGTAGCTGCTACTTATGTCCAGACCAGAGCCGAGACCAGTATCCGTATCGACGCTCTTACCCTTGATCTAACTACCCCAGACTATGCTGCCGGTATTACAGCAGCTCTTACCCTGGACTATTTCGATACCGTCCATATCTACAATCAAGGCATAGACGGAAGCATTACCGATAAGACTCTGCAAGTTATGGGTAACGCGTACGAAATCACTCCAAACCAATTTTCAGTAGTTTTCACAACCTCAGAACCTATCGTCGACGCTTTCATAATTGGAAGCAACCTTTACGGTATAATCGGCACTAGCGTAATGACTTACTAAGGAGCAATAATGGCAACAGGATTTCCAGCAGCAACCGGAGACGTTCTATCTGCGTCTATGTATAACGGCTTAGTAGCCTTTACGCTTAACGATCAAACAGGTACAACCTACACAACCGTTCTAAGCGACTCATATCAAGTTCTAGTAACTATGAATAACGCTTCAGCGAACGCTCTAAAGATTCCAACCAACGCTTCAGTAGCCCACCCAGTCGGTACAGTAATTACCGTCCTTAACAAGGGAGCAGGTCTATGTACAATTTCAGCGGTAACTTCTGGAACTACAACTATTCTGAGTGCAGGTGCTACGGCTGCTGCACCAACGCTAGCGCAATACAAATCGGCTGCACTTATCAAGACTGCAACTGATACTTGGTACGTCGTAGGTGCAATCGCATAATGATCGGTAACATTACGGCTGGTACTTATTTAGGAGCATTTTCTGATCCTGTAGTAACTGGCGGAACTCTTTACACTTCTGGCGGTTACAATTACAGAGTATTTACAGGCAATGGAACACTTGCCGTAGCAAATGCAAACATAACAGCAGACATTTTAGTTATTGCAGGCGGTGGTGGTGCTGGCAATTATATGGGTGCAGGCGGTGGTGGTGGATTAGTTTATTCCGCTGCACAAACTTTAACTCCATCATCTTATTCAATAACTATTGGCGCAGGTGGCGCAATAAGCACAACTGGCAGAGGTTCTAACGGGTCCAATTCAATTTTCAATTCAATAACTGCAACAGGCGGTGGTGGTGGCGGTGGCTTAGGCACAGGTGTTCAAAATGGTGGTGCAGGTGGTTCTGGCGGTGGTGGTGGCGGTTACGCTGGCGGCGCGGGATTAGGCGGCGCGGCTTCTCCAAGCGGTCAAGGTAATGCAGGTGGTAATTGCAATACAAACTCAACTTCATACTGTAATGGTGGTGGCGGTGGTGGCGCAGGTGCGACAGGAACTGCCGCAAGTAGTGGCGCACCAGGTAATGGCGGCAGCGGTTCATCAACTTATTCATCATGGGGCTTATCAACATCTACTGGAGAAAATGTAAGCGGAACTTGTTATTACGCTGGCGGTGGTGGTGGTGGTTCAGATATTGGTGGAAATAGAGGAACTGGTGGCGCAGGCGGTGGCGCTAGAGGTTCTAGCCAAACCGATTCCATTAACAACAATCCAAGTCCAGCAGGAACGGTAAATACTGGCGGCGGTGGCGGCGGTGGCTATACAAATGTTTGCTCAGCAGGCGGTTCAGGAATAGTAATAGTGAGGTATGCAGTGTGAGTCACTTTGCAGAAATTGATAACAATAATAAAGTTATTCGAGTCTTAGTTGGCGATAATAATGACCCCGCTGGCGATGAAGGTTACCAATGGTTGTTGGATAACCTCAGTGGATCTTGGATTAAAACTTCATACAATGCCAAAATCAGAGGTAACTTTGCAGGTGTTGGATTCGATTATTTACCTGACTTAGATATATTTATGCCACCTAAGTGCCATGAAGAAGCCACGCTAGACGCTAAAGCTGCTAAATGGGACTGCACTAATTCCGATCATGATATTAAACTTATCGGCGAGTAAATGACCTCACAGTTCCCAGACGGAACTCTTCCTCGAATGATCGAAGTAGCGATACATGAGATCGGTTACGTAGAAGAGCCAGATAATCACACCAAATACGGAAAGACCATGCACTCAGACGGTCTCGCTTGGTGCGGTTCATTCTTGAATTGGTGCGCTATCGTGGCGAAGGTTAAAGTACCTAATACCGTATCCGTTATTCAGGGTTCGCAGTCATTCGTTAAATTAGGTTCACTTCATATAGGCGGTTATGCGGTAGGCGATTTTGCTTATTTTAACTTCGCAGGTAAGACTCAACCCCAGCACGTAGGACTAATCGTTAAGGTAGACGGCAACTTCGTCTATACGATCGAAGGCAATACTTCAGGCGATAAGAGCCAAGTTAACGGCGGTATGGTCATGTTAAAGAAGCGCGATAAGAAATTCGTTCTATGGGCAGGTCGTCCGGTATATGCCGCTTATGAGGGTTCACTTCCACCACTACCAGCAGGGATAAAACTATGAAAGAAGTAATAATCGCAGCTGCTATCGTCGCCGTACCAGTAGCACTTCGCCAATTCATTAAGTCATATAAGGCACGCAAGTCAGTAGCCGATTCAGTAATCGACGCTATCGAAGCCGGACTGGAAGCGACCGATAAGAAATGACGATCAAAACTGCTCAATACACCGTAGGAACTACCCGATCTGTAATCGTTGCTGACGATTTATTTCCGGAAGAAGTTCATATTCATATTCAGTCAGGAAGCCTTTATATTGGCGGTTCAGACGTAACTACTTCTAACGGATTACTACTAGACGCTAACACCGTAAAAATTATTAGCAACCACGATAACCCGATCTATGCTGTTACTTCTACAGGTACGACTATCGCTTACGTTATGGTAATCAGTAAGTGAGTCAAAATACCTTCCTCACGATCTACCTATCTACTCTTGCCTTCGTTGGTGGAGTATCTGGCTTCGTAATCTCTCACCTGCTTAATCAAATAAACAAACTAGAACAGCGTGTCGATGAGATTTACAACATACTTCTAGAGCGATAATTCTCCTATGGCTACACGAAAGAAGAAGGTAGATACCTACGAAGGTTATTCTCCTTTAGAGTCATACTGTATCGGTCTACATGAGTTCTATAAGGCTCTACGTAAGGCTGGCTTTGACTCTTCAGCTGCTTTCGGGATTATCTTGGAACGCTCTGCCTACCCTGACTGGCTATTGCCAACACCGATAGAGTTCAATCCTAATAATCCCGATCACACTCCGTTCGAGGACGACGAGGACTAATGAAGAAGATTGCCTTCGTAAGCGACTTACAAGCCCCATTTTTTAATGAAGCAGCAGTCGGTTCACTAGGGCGATTCCTTCGCAAGTGGAAACCTGATCAAGTCATTTGCATAGGTGATGAGATTGACTTGCCACAACTCGGTGGTTTTGCCCAGCCATGGCAAGAAGTAGAAGGCAACATTGACGAAGAACGCAAATTGACCCTTGAAGTTCTTCAATATCTTGGTGTCACAGACGTGCTTGGGTCTAATCATGGCGCACGCGTTTACAAAAGCCTTTCAAAACGACTTCCAGCCTTCCTAACCTTGCCTGAATTACGGTATGACAAGTTTATGGGTTATGACAAGGTTGGCATTAAATACCACCCACAGGGCTTTGAGTTTGCGCCTAACTGGATTTGCCAGCATGGCGACGCTTTCCCATTAAATACCACACCCGCTTTAACGGCCTTAAATGGGGCTAAGAGGCTAGGAAAAAGCGTGGTATGTGGTCACACCCACAGACTTGGCTTAACGGCCTCCACAGAGGCGTTTAACGGCGTTTTAGGGCGTACTGTGTGGGGCATGGAAGTAGGCAATTTGGTCGACCTGACTTCTAAAGGTATGGCGTACACTAAAGGTTATGCCAATTGGCAGACTGGATTTGCCGTTTGTACCGTTCAGGGCAAACATGTTCAGCCCGTTCCAGTACCCATGAACCAATGGGGCGAATTCATATTTGAAGGCAAATGGTATGACTGAAGCAGGCGGCCTCAATTTTGAGCGTGATGAGGTCTTTGATTCGTTATCAAATTGTTATCAACAACGGCGCGTCGGGTGCTTGTTTAAGTCATAGGTCTATGCAACCCTAAAGGCGTGGAAATACCACAAAGTTAGGGGCTACAAATGTACGACAAATGGCAGGTCATTCTGATAATGATTTCAGGCGGTATAGCTGCATATATGGCTTACTGGAACGGTTACAACAAAGGCAAGCGCGAAGGTTACATAACTGGACGCTCTATTAGTCGAGTGCCAAATGAGCGCTAATGATTTCCTTATCTCAGCAGAACACTTGCTCGATGAAAGAGGTATCCAGTACGGAGACCCAATTACTAATCACTTGCGTATCGCACAACTCTGGGGCGCTTATCTCGGTCATGGAGTCGAGCCTCACGAAGTCGCGGTCTGTATGGCTCTCGTCAAACTCTCGCGTATCTCTGAGCAAGCAACGCACAAAGATAGTTACGAAGACGCTATCGCATACTTGGGTATCGCTGGACATATTGCGACTACCGATTGGGACGATCTTGATTCTTACTAAAGCCAAGAATGGTATCTGGTGCGACTATTGCAAAGATCGTTACGGCGTTAAACACCCAAAGGGACAGGTTCAGGCTTCATGGACGATTCAATCTGAGCTGCCACAATCTAAAGGTCGTCAACGTCATTACTGCTACGCATGTGCTAGAGAAGTGCAGTCGTGGGCAGACGGTTCTATCTTCACTCTGCAAGAGCAGGGCGAATTCCTAGTAAAGCAAATGGAGTTAATATAAATGGGGTTTTTAGATGATTATGAAGACGTACAAGACAGAGTTACTCGCTTTAAGATTGCTTTCCCTGTTGGCAGAATTGTTACAGATGTTATCCAGTTTGACGCGGAGAAAGGGCATGTTTTGGTCGCTGCGAGTATCTATCGCGAGCATGAGGACACGCTACCTGCTTCGGTTGACTACGCGTTTGGCAGCCGAGATACCTACCCTCTTAACATGCGAAAGTTCTACGTTGAAGATACTTGCAGTTCAGCAATCGGACGCGCACTTAATGGGGTACTCGAAACAATTAAGAAACCGACCAAGCAAGACATGGCAAAAGTCGAGGCTAAGGTTGAAGCGAAAACTCCTCCGACACAGTTCTTAAACACTTGGGACGAGTTTATAGATGAACCTAAGAAGAAGGAAGAGCCAGTAACTATGGAAGAAGCTGCGCAATTAGTTCAACAGGAACTAGGAGCAACGGCAGACGAGCCAATTCCTACCTGCAAGCATGGAACTATGGTTATTAAAGAAGGTGTTAAGGCTGGCAAGCCTTGGCGAGGTGCTATGTGTGACGGTTGGCGAGTTCAGGACGGAAAGAAATGTGCCCCTATCTGGTACGTCATATCTAAGTCGACAGGTAAGTGGCGATTACCGGACGGAGTTGAATAAATGATAAGACAATGGCTCTTTGACCATACGGTTTTACTAGACTGGCAGCGTAGGCTAGAAATGTACTTACGAGGCAAACTTATCTGTTCACGTAAAGGTCATACAGATATTGAATGGTATACAAGAAAGTCTGAAACAGTTTACGCATATGACTTTGAATGCGGTTACTGCGGTAAAGAAGGAGAGTTCTAAATGGGATTCGCTGAAATGGTTAACGAGAATGGCACGACACTATTCTTAGGAGATCAAGTATTACCTCGGTGCGTGGCTTGCAACGACATACCAGAGATAGACGACAAAGTCGTAATCGTTGGTATTAACCCTATCCGCTGGAAATGTAATGCGTGTGGGTGCGTCTGTGACTTCTCAAAGCCGTAAACATAGAGGCTATAAGACTCAACGCGTGATCGCTGAGTACCTGCGTCCTTGGTTCCCATATGCCCAGAGCATAGGAGCAGGGGCGCAAGGCTCAGATATACAGAACACCCCATTCGACATAGAAGTCAAAGCGAGAACAAACTTTGCTCCTAAAGCCACGCTAGACCAGTTAAAGAGTCGTAAAAGTGGTAAACTAGGATTCGCCGTTCTTCGCTTAAATGGACAGGGAGAAGACCCTTCAGGGTACTGCGCTCTATTGCGCTTCGAGGACTTAGTGGCTCTATTGGTAGCTGCTGGGTATCACAAACAACAAATAACCGAGCCGATCAGATGTACCAAATGCGGTGCATGGAAGATCGACGGTCAGGAGTGTTTAACTTGCCAATCTATGAATACAG